CATAGGTCATTCGCAGCCCCAAGTTAATAAAACCCGCATTCCCTACTGCACAAACCCCACGAGAAGGAGTTGTCGCCTCAGAGGATGTTCGCCCCAAGGCTCCCGTGATCCAAGCACCAAATGCGGTTCCAATAGAGAAAGTCGTGCCCGCGATCTTGATCAGAACATTGTATCCACCCGTGGTTGCCCCATATTCATAGAACACCTCTGCTCGGGTGGGGGAATGGGTGGAGATGGAAATATCGTCCCCCGCTACGGAACCACCAATAAATAAACCTTCGCCAGCGGTAGCTACTGTAATTGCTGTACCTATCAAGGTGGCAAAAACTATATGGCCTGAAGCATCAACCCCATCCTTAAAGGCAAACATCAGTTTGTTGGTATCGCAAAGTTTGAAATCCCACCCGGTCTCACCTACTCCGCTCGCTGTCACCGCATTATGCCACTCTACTTGCCCACCCGCATCCAGAGTAATAGTGGGCGTGGCATCAACGGAACCACCAATGCAATAGGCATGTTTATCAGAATCCTGAATCCAGCCAACTGCAAATGTAGTGGCGTTGACCATTCGGACTTTAGCAGACAAAGCAGCGACAACATAGTTGGCTACAGTGACTTCTGCCCCTTCGGTGATTGTCCAGGCATTGGCATCCACTTTGAAAGCCTGGGCATAGAGTTTGCTGTCCGCACTCTTGATATACACCTTAACAAATAGGGTAGCGGACAGACCGCAGATTCCCACATGAGCCAAACCTGCCGCAATCGAATCGATCTCGGATGAACCTGTCTGGAGTCCATATCCCTTTCTGATCCCAAGTCGGAACATACCCACTACATCTCCAGCGGCAATCGATTCTCCGGCAACCGTGGTCAGGGATAACATCACATAATCAGGAGAGGGAGCTATCAGGTTGAGCACTTTGGACCCCACGGCCCCGGACACGAGTAGTCCTGTTCCCACACCCATGGCCTCTCCGGTAGTTCCAGCAGTCATTAGTTTATCAACCATTGTCTATCCCCTCACACAAAGGCGGCACATAAAGACTTCTCCATCAAGATCTGGGTCGTAGAATAAGCGTACCCAAGAGGAAATCCGGTATGGACAGTGGTGAGAGCCCCGGCAATGGTTGAATATTGCATAAGGTCCTTGGTCAGTCCTGTTTGAACATCCGACATTCCCCAAATACAAATATCCAGGGCCGCTCCCCCACTATTAGCTTTCTGGGCGATCCCTATTGGTACTCCCACATCGTAGAGAAGAAGATGTCCCTTGGTGGCATCAGCTACATCTTGGAAGAACACCGCCATGATTTTTTTGTCGGTGGATATATCAACCGCAAACAAACCTCTACCGGCTACCGCATGGATGGCGGTTGGTCCTTGGCTATACCAGTTCAATCCCCCACAACTAATTTTTTCAAAGTAAGCGCTCATGGTGCTATTTGTAGCATCGTTATAAACCACAATACCCATATATGGATTTATCATTCTGATAAACACTGCGGTCAGTCCGGTCGTCAAAGAAACAATACTCGTCCCCGGCGAGAAATATGTCGCCTCGCTGGCATACCCATAGATATGTCCCACTGTTAGATATAATGCCGCATGTCCCATTACAGCAGCACCCCGATAATTTGTAGCAACTCCCTCTGCATCCGCTGCATTTACCGACGTCATCGCTTGCACATAAGCCGTTCCAAAAGTCGGAGTGGTCGTGGCGATCTTCACCAAAATGTTAGCGAAATTTGATCCACCAGATTCATAAAAAACTTCGGCTCTTGTGGCAGAATAAACCGCTATTGCTATATCATCTGCCGCAGCGGTCCCCGAGAATTTCGCTTCGTGGGCCGTGTCCACCGTGACCGCTGTGCCTGCCAATGTTCCCATGACACAATGGCCATAACTGGAATCCCCACCATCCCGAAAGGCCCACAACAAAGTATTGGTTGTGGTCAAACGAAAATCATAGCCTGTGTAACCCACCCCAGATGCCGTAACCGCATTGTGCCACTCAACCTCTCCCCCAACACTAAGGGTGATCGTAGGTGTTGCATCAACGGAACCACCAATGCAATAGGCATGGGTATCAACGTTCTTGACCCACGAGGCTACAAAAACCGTAGCACTGACCATCCGAATCTTAGCAGACAAAGCATGGATAACGTAGTCTGCTACCTTAACCTCTGCTCCCTCGGTGATTGTCCAAGCGTTCGCGTCCACCTTAAACGCCTGGGCATAGAGTTTGCTGTCCGCACCCTTGATGTAGAGTTTAACAAAGAGAGTGGTGGACAGAGCACAAATGGCCACTCCCGTTACCGCCTCGTTAACCGTGGTAATCTCAGTTGATCCTGTCATGATGCCATAACCCTTACGAACACCAAGCCGGAAAGCCCCTACCACATCACCAGCAGCAATGGATTCCCCCACCACCGTGGTTAGAGATAGGCCGATATAATCAGGGGATGGCACAACACTCAGGACTTTCGATCCTGCTCCTCCAGATACGACAAGCCCCGTTCCCATACCCAGAGCCTCACCCGTGTCCGCTGCGGTCATTAGTTTATCAACCATTGTATATTCCTTAACTACTTGCCACGAGTCCCAATGTTTCCAAGTAAGCCAGGATATTGTTTACCCTGGTATTGGTGGCGTTGATCGCAGCAATAATTTCAGCTTCAGTATCCAGACCTCCCGCAGCATAGGCGACCGAAAGATTGGCCAAGTGGACCTGTTGCGTAAGGTTGACCTTATCTGGATTCAAAACTTTCCCGCTGCTCAATTTAGACTCCCATTGGCGTAACCCCTCAACAGGGCATCCAGTCGATTGATCTGTGTCTGGTTTAGACAATCTGCGATGATGGATACTGCTCCGTAGCGACAATTGGCATGCGTCTTAGTTCCAGCAGCCACGGTATGGTAACTTCCAACCAATGATGTGGTGTTTTCCATCGCCGTATAAGTTCCTGAAGTAATATCCGTATCGTCAATTCGGACTCCATTGCGATAAATTTTCATTCCTGTCAAGGGAGCCCCTAAACCATCGTAGGTGACTATGTATGTGACCCATAGTCCACTGTCTTCCAGGGCCACACTGTAACTCCTACCACGGGAGGCCCCGGCGCTTTGGTCTCTACAGGTCGCCGAGAGAACTCCTGACGCAACATAGATTTCCCACTCTCGCTGGGTAGCTCCAGTCGTCAAATCCAACTTGGACAAAAATCTGAATGATCCAGTGCTGGTTCCTGGAGCTACCAATAATACCATCGTGAAAGCTTGATCCGATACAGCATTGCCAAATGTAAAGTCATCGTCGTCTATGGTATCCCAGTAACCCGTTGCCTGAGCGGTTTTCAAACTGGGACACAATCCAGCCACTTGTGGGGTCAGGGTATCCGCATTGGCCGACAAAGTAACATCATGATTATGGGAACCCCGATCCTGAATGGTAGTAACAGCCCCATCCTGATCAAATATCCATAACCCCCGGATCTTACCGTGGGCAACCGTACTGTTATAGGGAATCGTTTTGAGATTCACGAAAGTCTCGGTAATCCCTGCTGCCCCCAAATCAGTAGTCCCACTGGTAAAGGTCGTCACCCCATCTGTTACGATTTTAAAATAACCGATGGGACAATGGCCATAGGTCAGACCGGGAAGCACTGCTATATCAGTTCCCTTCTCTTCGCCCTTTTTCACATACACAGTACCTGCTGAATCAACACATACCAGATATAGACAATAAGTGCTAATGGCCTGGACTGGTTGAGCAGTCATAGCAATGTTATCGGTCGCGTCCTTGCCGTAGATAATCCCTTCGATCATAAAGTCGAAGGCCCCTACCTTGAGGGTATTGGCGTTGGTCCCTTCCAACAGACGAGCACTATCCAAACATTCCGGTTCAATCTTCCCGGTGTAGGTGATATTGTAAATTCCATTGATGATATGCCCTTTGGCATTGTTTACCAGATTGTCGGCCAGGACATGGCTATTGCCAATGATGATTTTGTTACCGGCTTCACTCCAAAGATACTTGCGAATGTCCCCGGCTACGTAATCTGCTCCCCACTCCTGCACTACGTTAGCAGGTTGGTCAGTAGGGGCTGTCCCTTGCGGGAATGCCCTGACCTTAGCTGCACTGGTTCCTACCGCAGCGGAATGCCAACGATCATTGCCAAGATTATCAATTTTAAGACGTGTTAACCAAGTATTACTTCCAGCAGGACAAGTGTAAATCTCGAATCTGCCAGGAGAGGAAACCCCATCTACTATGGTCCCATCGACAAATGCAACAACTCGTGCCACACCTCTCCATGCCGCTCCATCCCACACATAGAATGCCTGAACGCCAACATTGTCCCCATCCGCTGGGACCGTAGGAATAGCAATGGTTCCTTTCGCCTTCCGTTGCAAAAGACCGGGACTGTCAGTGGCAGTATCCGAATAACAATCGAAATAGATCTTAGGATTCCCCGCTTCAACAATTTGAATCTTGTCAATCGGAGTTAGAGTTCCGATACCCAAATGATCATTAACTTCATCATAGGCTGATAAAGTACCAAGTTTGATCAACCCCTTAGTAACGTGTATAGTAGATCCCAACGTCAAGTTTTCCCCGGCAGCGACTCCACCATACTCAACTTGACCCCCGGCCCTGCCCGCCAAGAGTGCATACCCACTTAAATCGACATCACGAGCAATGCCCTCCGGAATGTCTGCATCCACCAAAGCACGGAAAGTAGGAACATCAGGTCCCCCAGCACTCGGACCAGACAGGACCGTGTTTGCAGCTTGATCCTCAAGCCCCAGTTCCTGTCCTGAAATGCTGAGGATGTCGTCAAGATCCGCACTTAGGGACACTTCATCGTGGCAAGGTATGGGAGGCGGAAGGGTAAGAGTCAACTCTTGTCCATCTAACTCTAAAGCAGCATCGCTTTCTGCTCCAAGGGATACTTCATCATGGCAAGGTGGTGGGGGAGCAACAGTCAATGTTAACACTTGTCCTTCTAAAACAAGTGATCCATCACTTTCAGCACCCAATGAAACTTCATCATGGCAAGGTGGTGGAGGAGGAAGAGTCAAAGTTAACTCTTGTCCATCCAACTCCAAAGCAGCGTCACTTTCAGCACCGAGGGTCACAGGGTCATGGCCAGGACCACCCTCTCCCCCTATCAGCATCACATCCCAGTATAAAGGGGACGAGTCCGGCACATTCCCTGTCCCACCATCCAAAGCAATGTAGTCAACTCCATCATATAGCACTACATCATTGGGAGCATAGGGAACATCGACAGCCCAGTTGCCCATCCAGGTAAAGGAGGTCCCATCTGCACCGGGTTCCCCAGGGTCCCCATCGTCCCCCTTCTCCCCAGCAATACCGGAGTCGACGATGCCCCCAGCAATAGAATCAACCATCATGTCCAGGTCGTCCCTATTATCTGGGGCAGGGCCAGGAGTCAGCCCATTAGCAACCAAATACTTTTTGATCCTGGCTGCCAGGGCTTTCGCTGTAGCGGTCAACTTTGGAAATGCCATTAGTTACTATCGCCCCTATTCATTTGCCTCTCCCTCTTTCATGTATGGTACACAGGGTATTCTGAGTTCCTGCCAAATACGAAGTTCTTTCCCAGTCCCCAAATCTTCTTCTGTCGCCTAAGCTCCATCCTACCAGGAGACTCCCCAGCCTCAAAAAGGATTTCATTCAGAAGATGGATAATATGTCTGGCTCTGGTCATCTTTTCACCTTTTCACCTTGCAGTCAGAACATCAAATATAAACTGGTTGATTCCCATCTCTACCGGACGACCATGGTAAGAAACAGGGGACCCTTTAGGATCAAAAACCCCTTGCGGTATAGAAGCATTGTCCGAGAACCACATCCTGCTCTTGTAATCCACGATAGACCCATCTACCAATTCAATCCAATAGTGAGGGGTAAACTCCCCCATACCCTTTACACTGATCGTCCCCAGCATTGTCTTGTGAGGAACCCCAGCCCGGCTTAGTAGATAGGTGATTACTCTCGTCATGCCATCACATTCCAGAGGAAGATTTTGGTAAGGCTTTATCAAAGCGACGATCTCGTCAGTCAAACTTTCCCCAAAGAAACACACCAACTGCTTCGCCCTATTCATTTCAATCAAGTCCATCTGCGAAATCCTCCGGCTCCATGATTTCCTCTTCTACTTCTTGCAGCCTATCATCTTCCTCAAGACCCCACGGGATCTCATAATCCTGTAATTGCATTTCAAACTCCTTTTCTCTACAACTCCAAAACTCCCCATTTAACAAGTTCATGGGTTGGGGTAAGGGACTTATAAGGGGCAAGGAAGAATAACTCGTCCTTGGGGTCGTTAGGGGCCTTGCTTGGGGTAGTTTAGGGCTCAGTCTTGCTCCCCATACTCAGGACTCTGGTAGCACTTGCACTGTTCCCATTTTTCGGACTCGATGAAAGGACAAGGGTCAACCTTCTCGACTCCTGATTCTGGACATCCGATCTTACATTCGTAGTCGGGATTAACCCATCTACACATCTCCCGAAAATCTCCAAACTCTCTGATGATTGCTTCTGATCTGTTCATTCGCTTCTCCTTGTTATTCAGAATTCGGGGGACCCATCCGCTCCCGTGGGCAAGGAATAACTAAATCGGTTGCCCAGGCCGACCCAGCACTACCGAGCCCACAACCCAAGACTATCCGGGGGAGAAAGATAGCAAAGAACCCCATTACTTTCCCAGGTTGTTTAGATTAACGATCTTCTTAGGAGTTTGTCGGGCAGGTCCCCCGACGAGTTTAGGTAGGAATGCTGTAGGTGGGCTGCACTACTGAACCACCGGGGGAGGACAACCAGGCTATCCTGACGTCCTCCCTTCTCAGTGGCACTGGAATGAGAGAGGAAATATTCTGTCTACGACGAGGATTGTTTTTGGGTTCGATGATCCTCGCACTGGAGTTGGAAAATCAAGGCTGAATTTCTTCACCAGTAATGTCTACTAACTCTTCTCCACATTTGGGACACTTGCTGTTGTCCGGGATTTGCTGGCCCGCAAAAACTTTCCCACAGTGGGGACATTCCACTTCTTTCTCTTGCTCTTTGATCTTGCTCTCTGTTGTTTCAGAACCAAATCCCATTCTTTGCAACCACGCCACAAGCTCGATAGGAGGAGTCTCTGCATAATATGCGTACCTTTTCACGAAGTCTACCCAGACGGAACCCCCATCAAAATCCAAACGAAGCGCATCACCATTTCCTGGCCCCCACCGCTCCCACTCCACGTCGTCCCAGGGATATAAGTCTTCCAACTCCTGCTGACCAGAAGTTGAATACTCTTTGATCTTGCTCTCCTCCCTTCCAGGCTCCGGAAGGAATTTCCCACTCCTCCTTATATCCCAAGCGTCAGGGGAAACATCCACTTCCATCTTTCCGCCACAACCAGTGCAGGGAACGGTTGGCTTATCCTTGTCGCTGTGAACCCACTGCCTATTTCCACAGGTAGGACAAATCATAGCGAACTGTTTCTCGCTGATCTTACTCTCCTGCTCAGGACTTCCCATCCCCTGAGTAGGGGTTTGAATATTCTGAGGCTGTTCTTCTCCTTCTGGTTCCTCTTCAGGTTCCTCTTCAGGTTCCTCTTCAGGTTCTTCACTTGTCTTCATCACTGCACTGGACACTAACACTTGCGACAGCGTAGGAGTGACCCATCCAAGACCTGCACTAAAATCTATAATCGGTCCTACTGCTGTTTCTTTCATCGGAGGATTGAAATTACTCAGATCAACTGCCAGATCAGTTCCACTTACACTAACCATCGGAATGCTGTTTTTCCCTACTACCCATACTGTTTCAATCGATTCTTGACTTCCCTCATTCTTGAACACGACCATCACTTCCCCCAACTCGTTCATCTTTACTTCTTCTACCTGCCATCCTTGGGGAAGTACCGAACTAAAATTTGCTTTCATTGCTTCAGGGTCAATCTCCTGTTGAACTGTAGTTTCAAGTTCTTCTATAATTCGGTTTGCTCTGCTCATTTTCACCCTCCAAATAAAATGGTTAAGACCCTACTTACTCCCTACTAATAAACAGTTTTACAACAATTACATTTCCGTTGATTTTCACCTAACAACAGGGACCAGACTTCTATCTCGCTCTTCCTTCCGTATATCCCATGTTGGACTCAAAAGATAAAACCCCCTGTATTTTTCGTTCTGCCATACAAATGGTGTCATTGTGTCCCCCACCATGACAAATAAGGATAATTTCCTCTATCTTATACCCCCGCTTCTTTCCCATGCCAATCGTGTTCCATCCAAAAGATAAAACAATCCCACCCTGAACCATTATCTCGTTTATCAGGTCTCTCTCTTGTTTCCAACGGTTCACTCGTTGACCGCCGCGAATCCCAAACACAAGTCCTACCGATTGATATACCTCGCTCATTTGCCGAGGTGAGTAGGGCGGGTCAAAAATCACCGTATTCGCCTTAACCCCTTTTTCTTTCAACATTCCGAGAAAATCTAAAATATCCATGTGGCTATCTGCCTCTGTATTCGGATTTAGGTCGTTGGTGTAGGTAGCCCATCGTTTATTTCTTGCGAAAGGATCAACGCTTATCCCCGAAAGATAGTGCTTTACAAATTCACCAATCGGAGGAATATCAAACGTATTCGGTGAAGGCATTGCCCAAATTCTATTAAAAACTGTCATAACAAATCCTTAGAGCGGCGGGATAAAACCCCCGCCGCTCAAGTCAAGCGTTAGACCTCAATCAATTTTCTTCTTGTATGCTTTGTTCTTCAGCTTCTTTTTGAGCTCCCTTCTCCCTTGCATCACACACTAAATGGGCGATCTCAGTGAGGAAAACATTTTCTTCTGCCGCCGCCCCTGCCACCGACTCTGCCACCGACTCTGCCGCCGCCCATGCCACCGACTCTGCCGCCGCCCCTGCCACCGACTCTGCCGCCGCCCCTGCCACCGACTCTGCCGCCGCCCATGCCGCCCTTGCCGCCTCTCTTGCCGCCGCCCATGCCGCCACTCTTGCCACCGACCTTGCCGCCTCTCTTGCCGCCGCCCATGCCGCCTTTGCCGTCCTATCTGTTCCACTAAGCCAACCATTAGCCCAGGAAACAAAACTTGGCTCTTGATATACTCGTAAGCTACATCGGATGGCAAATTCTATCTTCATTTCCATGGTTATGATCGGCAGTGGAATGCGTTTGACGGTTGTGGCCTTAGTACATCCTACCTTCAGCCCATGATCGGTTTTCCTTACCTCACCCTCTCCTTCCCATAGGTGAGCAGTTTCTAAATTGTATTTACCCTGACACGGATTGAAGAGTACGGCAAGTAGGGGATCGGTTGTCCAGTGTGTCCATCCCGGCCCACAAAGTTCGCCTTCCCCAGAGGTTTCCACCGTTACGCCTTCTCCCCACTGGCAATCGCCGAAGGTTCGATCATTCTCTTTAGTCAATTTATATAGTTTCATCTATCCCCCTCATCACATTGTCTCTGTGGTAGTTGGTAACAGTCCTCGCCGAGAACATGAACTCCGTTTAGATCTCCATACACCAAAGGAGCATAGATACCGTCTTCCGCTCGATAATACTCTTTGACTTCCTCACGAGCCTTAGCCAGAAACTTGCTTGCTACCGGTTCATACCCAATAACTACAGTTTCCGTCTTCTCAGTGACTTCCAATATCTCATGCTTTCCGCTCGGAATGCACCACCAAGGATGTCCCTTCCACCTACTGGCGAACTCCTCTGCAGCTTCCTTTGTGGGGAATATTTTAGAGGATGTGGGGAATGTCATTCCCGGAATGTATGTCCAACTGGTTGCCTCTACCCAGCTATCCTTGTCGGCAATGACAAGGAATTTTTTCCCTTGGTGTGCTATAATCGGACTTCCTTCTGATCCAGATCTCGCCTCTTTCCCTTCAACTATTAGAATAAATGGCATCGTTGATCCTCCTTTCGAATTATCATGACGGGCCGGGGCGTGTGCGCCGCCATGATTAGATTATGTCTCTCACTGGCTATCCTGCATAGCTCTTCTTTGCTCTATCCGCTTGTCCAAGGCTCGATAAAGTTTGGCTTCGTGCTTGCTAAACGTTCGGAGTTCCTCGTCTCCCCTTTTGTCCACCTTATGAAAATGACAATCCTTTCCAGAATTGTACCTTTCCATAATCCTGCCACAGATTGAACATCTTACAATCCGGATGCATATCGTCCTGCGCCTCTTGCATTGAGGGCAGGAAGCTCGCTTAATACCGGGCATCCCTTGCCATTCATATCCACAGGACAGGCAATAATAGAGTTTCATTGAGGGGGACTTACGACCTTCCATCTGTAGAATATATCGTGTCCCCAGGACCGGCTTCTTCTACCCATTCGTTCTCCCCCACAGTTATCGTTTACTGTCCTCCTTTTTCTTCTTGTATGCTTTGTTCTTCAGCTTCTTTTTGAGCTCCCTTCTCTCTCTCATCCTTTTCTCTCTACCCATTTCTTCGTACGACTGAGAGGATACTCGTATTTCCACGCTGCCTCCTTTTCAACTCATCAATTTGATGGGTGTCTTCGGGTCCGTTGTTTCTAACTCAGCCACTACTATCTCTCCGGCAATATCCAAAAATACCTCGGGAGGAACTCCAGCCACTGACAATTCTCCCTTAACATATTCAGCCAATCGTACCTGATCGACATGCTCTTTCATATCAACCTTCAGGAAAGCTATCACGTTCTTGAGAACCTCGATGGTAGTGTCGATGTACTCCAATTCATCCAGGTTATCGATCTCAATAAGATTGTTTTTGAACCGGACTTTCACTTTATCTTCCTGAAAAGGTATTCCCTTGGCCACCAAGTGAACCCCAGCTATCTGCAATACTCCTTTAGCAATAGCAGTCTGCACGGCCTTTAGCTTCCGAAGATACCTTGCATACCTACGAAGCAGATCTACCTTAGCTCCTTTGTCGCTGGTCGTTGTCCCACCAAAAATGACTTCTACCGGAATGCCTGCTGCTCCACAGACCACTTCCCTTACATCCTTGGCCCACTTCGACATTTCATCCTCATTGGTATTCCGATAACTAAGAGCCGTCACCGGGGACGTTTTCTCTCCCCAGATAGGAATCAACTTGACCCGACCAGCAGACGACATCACATTCTCCAAGGAGATCGCCTTGTGATCCACATTCACCGACACCTTCCTGTTAACCAATTCTTCCAGAGCAGTACATAACTTAATGGCTTCTTCTGGGTCCATATTTGCTGGAACACCAAGACCAACCACATTGCCGGAAGCCAAGTTAGAAAGCTGGATGGCAGGAACCAATTGCTCCAGAAGGGAGAGCTCACTAATCTTATCGATCACATCAAATAAAATCGGCTTCCCTATGCGAACGAAGCGGGGAATCTTAGTGTTAAAATCCTTTTCCAGCTTCTTGATCCTTGCAATATGAGGCTCCATCTCCCTCATAAGATCGATACGCAACCTACCCGGATCAAACGAAAACTGTATGTAGGTGTTCTTGTCGGCCAACTCTAACTTCTCTGTCTGACCAATGCCCCTCTTGACCACTCGTAGATAGCTCATTACTTTACCAAACTCTGCCAAAGAAATAATAGTGTTCTGCTCCACATCATCTCTCAGACCTACCAGTCCCTTACCAGGGGCATCCGCTGTGCCATCTACTTCTACGGACAGGTAATACTCCCCGTAGGCCAGAAAGTCCTCCTTGATAGAGTTTACGATGGCATCCAAATCGTACTCGTCCTGTAACCTTGCCAGTTCCTCTGCTACCATCGAGTCCTTATCCACGGAAATAACTTCGAGGACCTCTTCCGTACCCACCTCAGGAGTCAGAGCATCCGTCGCGAACTGGGTGATAAGAACGTTAGCCAAATAGAATTTGCGGAGCTCATCAATGTCCTTGTAGATACGGGTCCGCTCATTACGAACCCGACTCCATACCGTCTGGAACAAAGCCCCCATCAAATAGCCCTGGTCCCTCAGCAAATTAACTCCAGGGGGATCTGTCTCAAATTGCGATCTGGCACTCCTAACTCTGCTTAGAAAATCCTTCTTGGCCATAAGCTGAATGATGTTTTCCTGTACCACCCTATTCTCGTTAAGCAGCTTCTTAATATCCAGAACGGCCTTTTTGGCATCCGCAGACTTTAGAATATCCGACGCCAGTACCTTGTCCTTGACCACTCCTTTCCCTTCAGGTGTCTTCTTAATCGCCATGAGTTACCTCCTTTTCAGCTGGGTGGTCCGTTATTCTAAATCCAAACGAAACGTCTGGTATTGGTTGAACAGAAGTAATGACTCTTGCGATCTCTCCTGGATCATACTTCTTTAACCGCTCCTGTATCGTTTTCAACAACTCATCCGCCAGCTTCCTATCTGACTCCTTCTCCTCATCAAGCAACTGTCCGTAGGGAGTTCTCAGCTGTCGCTTCCATCTATTTACCAATTCTACCGGCACAATAGCGCTACCGCAAACCCAAGAACACTGCGAGAACATATACGTCATCCAGCCAGACCATTGTTTGTGACACGCCTCAGCTAACTGCTCTCGCATCCTTATTCTCCTTGCTGGGGAACTCCCAAAAGATTCTGCCAGTAGAATGAAAGAGAACCAGCCTTATCAAAACATATTCTGGAGATCCGACGTGGAACGGTTTCGCAAAATCATACTCCTGAATATCATTAGTCATCTGCTCAAAACGAATGAAACGATACTTATCGATCTTCTGAGCCCTTGCAAGTATATGATCCAACCTTGCCCGCTGTTCCCGACACGGGATAACATATGGAACCCTTTTCATCACTTCTTGCTGTGGCATCTCTTTAACCCTACGGGGGAAATGTAAAGACCATTGTCATTTCGCTCTTTGCTCAATATCTCTTTTGCCATGATGATAACTTCTTCAGGCACGAAGCTCTCACCAATACATTTACAAGACTTTCCTTTCTGCGCCAACCAAGAAACTGCCTCTGCATTGGTCTTAAAGCCTGCCACCTTTCCCAGATGGTTCTTGGTCTTTTCGTACCGATACACAGCGACCACTTCTTCCTCAGACAGACTATCTTCCCATGCAACCAGCATCCAGTAAGTGATCATTTCAATTTCTGCCTTCCCGGGCCGCCTGGGATGCTACCAAACTGGTGCCCTTGGCCTCCTCATGAACGGACCGTATCATCTCAGTAATGTAATCAAGGAGGTTCTCCTTGAGAAACAATTCCGCCTTACTGCCAGGAGTCAGAAAATCCCTTGCCCCTATCTCCACAAAGTAATGAACCAGCAGGTTAGGGACATCCATACCACACCTTGAAGATATTTGTAATAACGGATACGGCATCTCTACTGTTTCTTCTGCCATTGCATTGCCTCACTTCCTTGGCCAATCTTGCTCCCCAAACCGATTTAGCACATGATCAGCAGCTGAACTGCCGCTCCCCCAAAACAATTCTTTTAGACCCTCAGAGGAAGTTCCCTTTCTCTCCTCTACCCTGTCTTCCCTGGCAAACTTTTGAATAAATCTCATCTTGTCGTCCCCAAGCATTGCAAACGCTGCTCCCGCCACCGCATCAGCCACATCCTTTGATCCGTCCTCGGCATGATCCACCTTCCTCCCGTCCGCAGACCTCTCTAACCCCAGCAATTCTTTCCTAAGCAAATTGCTACGTGGCAGGGCACATCGGCCATCGTATACCGCCTCTCGCAAACTTGTATAAGGCTCCACGGTTCTATCTGTGGAAATTACGACTGTCTTATACCCAACCATTTCCATTTCCTGCAGAAAGTAAGCACTTTGAAAACCATCTGCCGAAATATGAGTTATTGGATACCTCATAGACTTCAGCCACAAAATGAAAGTGGACACCCTGGGCAAGGGTACAGGAAATCCCTTCTTGGCCTCGATAGCCAGAACCCATTCCACAGTTACCTTCGGGACCCGCATAACCGAGTTCTTGGTAGTAGTATTATCTATCGTAGCCAATAGTAGGGAGATATTCGAGACAGAGGTCCTTTCAATGATGCCAGGGCTATAAACAGCGGCCATCCCCAAACGGTCCCCGGTAATTCCGAAGTCAATATGTAGATACCGAGGACAACCACGAAAGGGAATACTTCCAAAATAACCGGGAGTTTCGCGAACCATATGATCCTCAATCCGGTCCTCCACATCAGCAAAGGAAAGCTGAATGACATCCGGAAACAAAGGATCAAGGACCATAGCCGCGTCAAGTTTATCCTTCTGGCGAAACAGACGATCCTTAGAAGCGGTTTCCATACCAGCCATGTCCCTCAGAAAACCTCCGAGATCAGCTTGTGCAAGTCCCTTATACTCGACCGGCACATAAATAATTCTGCTTTTATCTTCCTCAGGTATTTCTATGTTGTCCTCCCCTACTATGAAAGCTGGACGAGTATCCGATCCGGGAAACATTTCAAAAGTCTCTCCAGAAAATTTACTTGGAACAGCCTCCCAAATAGAATGTCCAACGACCTTAACTCCTCGCTGACCTTCGTACCGCTTGATGATAGAGTTTAGCACCGAGGTCTTTTCCTGCTCGGAAGACACTACCCACACCGTGCCCTTGATGAAACGAGTCTGCATTCTACGCAACAACTCACTAAAGTTCTGATAGACCTGCCCACCAATCACTTCGAAGTTTGCCTCATCCAAGATTGCGCCAGCAACTGCTTGTCCCAAGGCATGCACCACTCTGGAACCAGCATGGAAATCAATTCTATTTGGAAAAATGGCTCTCTCCAACTTGTCCCCCGACATCTTGACTTCAGACATCTTACCCCTAAAGTATGGAGAAGTCTGAATCATTCTAAAAATCGTATCCCAGACCACATCAATCTTATTGGTCTTAGAATTCGACAGAGTAACGTTAAATATGTAAAATACCAACATGGTCTCAGGACCCAAACCAAAAAATCCTTGCGGGTCCCGCATACATAGAAACTTATGGGCACTATAAAGCAATCCCGCCCCAGCAGCCCAGGTCTTGCCCCATCCCTTACAACCCTTCAAGGCCACCAGCCAATACCGATTAGTATAAGGAGAGGGGAAGATGTCCTGCAGGCACTCCCGTACCACCTCTCTCAACTTACCTCCAAAGAAGTCCCCCAGAAAGTATGGATCGTCCAAGAAGGTTTCTATATCAACAGGAGGCTCCTTGTAATCGTCAGTGGCTGTCTGTGCGACCACTGCGTTCAATTCTGCCGCAGTCATCTTAGTAAGCTTTTCTCTTTGCTGCTCCTTAGTCATCCCAAATCCCCCCTAACCCTCCCCTAAACTACCCCAAGCAAGGGGTCAAATCTCCCCCAGGACGAGTTATTATTCCTTACCCCTTATAAGTCCCTTACCCACCCCACTGAACATGTTAAATGGGGAGGTTTACTCTCCGTTCAACAATTCCCTTAACTGTTGTATTGCCATGTCCTTCAACGCCTTCTTGTCCTCCGCGTCATCAACCACCTCGGCCACGATAGCCCCTCCCGATGTACTAGTCGGCAAGGCTGTCCGCTCTACCCTACGACGGTAGTCCTCAGACACCTCTGCCATTTTCTGTACCCCGACCATCACCTTATTGATATTCATCAGGTTGAGGGAAATTCTTGACGTTTCTGTCCCAAGGCTCTGCCATATGTCAAGGGATCGCTCTGGATCTTCCCTAAGTCTGGCTAAAAACACTGGCTCCCTAAAGTTTACTTCCAACTGATCCCTTACCGATTCTAACCGCGTCAGTCTCTGATATTGAGATCTAATATGATTTGCAATGGCTACTCGACTGTCCAGAACTGCATCCATCACCCTTCTTGCAAAAGCTTGGGGATCTGCACGAGCCAACACATTCCAATCTTCGTCCGGCAAGGTAGAGGTACCACCCAATTCCAGCTTCTTGTATATCTTTCTGGACATCTCCAGCCTCTTATGAATCTTTTTCGACATGAATCGCCTTCCCTTCCCTTGTACTACCCAGCATCAACTCCACAGAACTTGTTACTGTTTTCCCCACAGCCTTATTCAACAGACAAATAAGTCGACACACTTCCTCTGTCACCAACAGATACCGATCATCAGAAACCACTTTACCATTATCTCGCAACACCTCAACCATCTCCCCCAACAAAGTGATTAGCGTATCAATGACTATTCCAATATACTCCTCCAGCGGAATTTCTTTGAGAGACTTCCGCAAAGAATCCGAGAGGGATTCCCCTCCCAAAGCCTTTTTCGGATGCCCATGAAGATCCAAAGGGCCAGTAATATTCTGACCTCTTAAATTAGAAATGGATACATAATTTCCGAACAGGTATTCCGGCAATAGACGAGCCCGTGCCATCACCTCATTCAATACCTTCATCTCAGGAACGCGAATGGACTCTCCCCCTACCGACTGTACCAAACGGAACAAGCTATTAAAGTCCAGAGCAAACGCCAGATGCGAGTCCATCTTGTCCGCCAGAAATTTTCTGAGAACCAAGGCGGCTATAATGGACTTGGTTGCATCGTCTATCCTTGTAGCACCTATAAAAAACTTACCGAACTCGTTTGCCTCTTTTACTTTTCTTAGGATAAACTCAAACGTCAAATAAAACTCTCGGAAGTCTACATCCATTTCAACTACCGACGCCTTGTCCCTATAACAAACTACTGCTAATGGCAGGTTCGTCCTGATGCTCTCCATAGAATAAAATTCCCGCAAACCCTTCAATATCTGAGCTACCGCCAGTTCCCCGTCCATCTTTCTGTCTAACTTAGGGTCCTCTCCTGCAAGGAATGAATCAAACATTGACACACTGAACGACACTTCTCTCCCGTCGTTGCTGACCTTATTTCCCATTGTGTCCGAAAACAAGGCCCTACGAAGGTACCCCTTCAAAGGACCTACCCCAGATGGAGGCCTAAATTTCCTCTCCGCTATTCGGTAAGACAATCGCACCGCTATATCATGCGGGAACCCGGTGTCATATTCTGTCACTTTACTAACTACCTGCTCGGCCAAATCCTTTATTAGTAGATAGCCCTCGGCTAACAACTCAGGAGAGGACTTCCTGTATAACCGTGCTAAAACAGAGAAATCATAACAGGGATTCAATTTCACGGGAAAGTTCCCCCTCATCCACTACTATCCGGAACATATTGTCCCCTACATTTACCAACTGGAATAAGCCCAATTGAATACTTTCACCAGGTTTAGTTCGCACAAGACCACCGAGTAGCCAGTGAGTCCAGCTAAGATATTTCTTTAGGGAGTTTCCTGTAACATTGAAAGTAGCCTCCAACTTTGACTTCATCAGCGAGGCCTCAAAGGAGTAAATCGAGGAATGTCCTTTAGGAAAGAAAAGGACCTCAACACTAAAAACTTCCCATAATTCGGATCATGCACTGTGACTGCTCGCGGCTTAACTTCGTCCTCGTTGCACATACCAGAGAGAAACCAGGAGAACTCATCATGCGACACAGCCATATAGGACCCGATGCGACTTTTTATCTCTCCCTTGTAGGCGTCCTTAACCACACACCACACAGGGTAATACAGAAGCAAAGCGTCCTCTTTGAGGCAAAGCTCCCGAAATACCCCCAACGACTCCAGTATCATTTTACTCTGTTCGTCAGTTCCTTCTACCCTGAAAAGACTGTCCAGGTCAATTCCAAACTTGCCCGCCAGCATATGGTCCAAACCGTTCGGCTCTGTCCCCTCGCAGACCTTCTTATTTATCGACTTTGAAAATGATTCAAGAAAGCGTTGCTGGATTAGTTCTCCGCTCAACTTGGTCCCCCCTTTGCTTTTACGATACCCGGGTGAATGCTCCGCTGGCACGAGGCCAGCGGCATCCAACTCGCCTCTTGCGAGGCTTGTAGAGACTGCATTCCCAGTCTCAAAATGTTCTTAGCAGCGTTCAAGTCTCTATAAAAATACGCCCGGTTCCAAGGTGAAGTTCTGTTGCCATCATTCCTCCAGAACTTTGCTGAGACTTGTTGCCATCCACTCTGGGGACGGCAAATTTAGACATCTTTTTTCATTCATCAAGCAGTGCTTCCACCAATTGTCCCCCGAAGCAACCGCCCACCAACAGGGCTCGCATTCCCTTCGACTCACCCACTGAGACCATCCTCCAACAATCACAAAGGGATCATACGCGAAGCACTCTGATGGAGTCGTAGTAAACCACATCCAACTACGGACTCCCATACTGTGGGCAAGATGTGACCAAAATCCCTCGTTACCAACGTACATCTTGGCCTTGCTCAGAGTATAAGCAGATGCCTGAAGGCTCAACTTAATTCTCAAATCGACATCCGTACCCGGCAACTTGGGGTCAGCGATCGTCCCCAACTGAACGACTCTATATCCCCTTGACTGGATGACCTGAATCAACCGACTAATCTCCGCCTCTGAGAGAACTTTCAGGTTGCCCAATTTACCTGTACTATTGTGAACTACCACATAGGGCTCCTCTGGTATCAAGCGACGCTCGTCTGCTGTCAAATCCTCCAGTGTCGGAGGATCTACCTTCAAATCTTCAATACTCGCATACGTATCCAAACCAGTGCTCTTCAGCATCAAGTCAACTACATGCATCCCCAGGGAACGCAACCGAGAATTGGAAAACGCCCATCCATCGTAAAACGATTTGTGTTTCGTAAAGAACTCGGTTGGCTCCTCTCCGTAGACCCGACTCACATAACGCAGATCATAAAATAAATCGAAGACGTTAGAGAAGGTCTTCACTGCAGTTTCCTGATGTACCTCTCCCACATTAACAATACCATCTATCAACTTGTCCTTGCTACAAATCCACTTTAGAAGCTGCTCCCCGCAATTCACCACAGCCACGACATAGGAATTTGGGTGCTTCCTCTTAATCCCATGTAGCACTGGGAGAATCTGCAACATGTCCCCAAGGCCACCAAGTTTACAGACCCCTATCGTCGGACTAAAACCTCGCTCTTTTGCCTTACGAGATTCTTCTACACCATATACTCTACCACCAATCTGTGAGGGAAATTGCCAGGAATGAGGATTAACATCCTCCTTGTCGGAGTTCAAAGCAATTTTCGCCTTCTCTTCAATAGATTCAAAGCACCTGTCCCAGGTCTTAGTCAGAGCCCACTTCCTGGCATTCTGCACTGCCAATTTAGACATACCTGTCCAGGCGCCATCTTTCCAATCTTCGTAAGCTGCTTCCAGCATACTCACAGCTACCTCCAATGTTGGAACAGCCAACCTCTGCCCATATTGTCCGTAAATCCAATTTTCGACCGGAAGGGTATAACCCCTATTGTCCGCCAGAAGTTCCGGGAAAGACGAATAGTCCGTCCCTGTTACTAAAACCCCGGACACCATGGCCTCCAGGACCGGCAAACCAAACCCCTCCGCCATTGGCCAATCAATCAACAAATGGGACTCCCTATAAATCTTTGCAATCGCTGCATCACTCAGTCCCTTAAAAACTGATAGGCCCCTGGTAAAGGAAACCTTTTCCCACAGATCCGGATAAGAAGTAATAAACGCCTGCAAATCATGGCCTTCGTGGGACTCCACATCCGTCACCAAGAACAACTTAACGTTATTCTTGCCCTGAGAAAATTGGCGAAACACCTCAATTGTAAATGGGATGTTCTTGCGAAGACAATTCTTAGCTACTACGAGGGCTTGAAAATCAGGTGGAGGAGGAACACGAGGTAAAGAAGGAAGAAACACAGAGGCATCCACTCCATGATGAACGGCTTTAATTCTATCCGGATTCCTTGAGAACTTGGACGGAATGGACAGCAGGACCTTCTTGCCAAACTCGGTATGAACACAGACTTCATCAAAGGCATTGATCGTCTCAAAGAACTGATGCTGTAAAGGCTCAGCATCCACATTAAGATATCCTAAAAACACAGCTGACTTGGTCTTACCAGCCCGTGCCATCGACTGGTGTTCACCCTTGATCCTTGGCAAATCCAAGAAATAAAACAGATCCCCTATGCAAAGAACAACATCGGGCTGGGATGCCGACAGAATTTCACGGACTTTGCCAGCCTGTTTCTCTCTACGATCCAAAGCATAGAAAACAGTTCGGGCATTGTAATACTCCCCCGATCCCTGCATAGTCATCTGATGAAACCAGGCGGCGTAATCTATTTCCCATCCCTGACGAAGGAACCTACTCCCCAGTTCTCTGGCAACCCTGGCCATACCTGTGTATAGAAATGGGGAGTCGGTATAGATCAATACTTTCGGCATTACTTTTCCTCCACCACTGGCTCGTAAGTAGCCTCGAAAATATCTGGCTTGCAAGGATACTTCTCTCCCTTAACTCCTGTGATAATCCAGTCTCCTGGGGACACAGCATGCTTGCCCTCCATTGTATCCACCACAGCCATTCTATCCCAACTCCAGTAAGGTGGCTCTTTACTGCAGCCACTCGTGCCAAGTAATTCTGATACTTCCCGGTAGGATGTTTTCCTAACTCCATTAGGCCATTGTGAAAGTGGCAGTTCGTACCACATTAAAGCGTCAGGGTTCCATTGCATCGCTTCAATCACTATAGGTTTCTGCCTGAATTTCAACATTACTTGGCATCCTCCATTCATCGCTTTCCCTCGCTTTGTTAGTAGAAGTCTGGAATCCACTACGTTCCCTTCTCTTTCTCTTTTCTATCCTCTCTCGCCTCCGTCCGAGCTCCACTCATGCACAACAAAACCCCGCCAGCCAGTAACAGAATCCCCACAAAGATATTCCAGAGTGGATTCATAGTTACCACCAAAGCTATCCCTCGAATTAACAGCATACTAAGTCCAACGACCACCAACAAAATAGCAATGGTCTCCTTCAGTACCATCTTCCGCTCCTTCACAAAAGAGTTAACCCAAACGCCTTGACCTCCACTTTGAACCTCTCGATACACCCTTCGGAAACCCCCACAAACCAGCAGTTGTAGGGTCCTCCGTTCTGGTAGGTGATATATCCGTAAAGTCGGAACACCAGCGCTTCCCCCAACGTAAACAGCTTATCCTGATTAACCCCGGCCTCTACCAGGAACAGCCAACTACCAGGAACAGACTCAGGCCGGGGTCTAATCCACATCACCTTAGCAAGTATATTGTTCACCTTCTCAGCGACAGCTTCCAAGGGGAAATGAACCGACCGACTCAACTTCATTTCTTCGGAAAGCACCAGAGGGTCAATCGCAACAATCAAATCCCCCAGCCGGAAGAAATATGCCTCTTGCCCCAAGACCTTCCCATAGGTCAATGCAATGCCCATCACAACCTCCTTTACTCGTCCAGCAAATCAAATTCGTTACGGATCAGCGGCAAGCAGTCAAAGTCCGGCACATCCACGCCATACCAGTTGGAGTTGTTAACACCTGGGTCTGCTGTTACCGTTCCCACCTTCCCCCGCAAGGCTATGGTCTCCGGATCGTTCGACATAGCAAGTAAATTATCCGTGAACTACCCCGCCCTTACGGACGGGGCTTCTTGGTTCGGCGAGAGCGACTGGCTCTCTCCCCAAGCGTAACTTTCCGTGGTTCCCACGGTAGCTCTTAGAGCTTTTTGGAGAATGTTTCGAGCGGCATTATGATCCCGATCCATCTTCTACCGCTCCTTTGCTTAGGGTCTTTCTCTCACATCGTAAACCACACCTCCGATGATCACACCCTTCAACTTAGCAACCTCACTCCACCTCTCCGCATAGTACATTTTCGCAGACCAAGCACCAACTACCATCCCAATAACGAAAACTATCACCACCCAGAAACCTACTTTTTGAATCCTCGAAACATAATCAGGAATGACTACCCTACTTCCATCATGCTGTACTATCTCTTTCATGTCTTTCATCTACATTTCTCCTCTCTGAAGGTTTGCATAGAGATACAGCACTCGTCTGGCTTGTCTCCATGCTACGGGATTATCACCCCCTTTGTATTTCGCAAGGGCCAACGGCAAATCCCCATGAGACTCGTTAAGCTTCTCACAGAGTATTCGGGCACCATAAAGGGTATCCACATCAGCCCAGGCAAAGCTCGCCCAAGGCGTCTGCATAAGCCCTCTGTACCGACGACCATTATTCCCACAAGGGGGTCCCACAGCTGACTTTTTGAATTCAGATTCGGTGAACATCAGGGAGCAAAGTAAAGCGGAAGAAAGATTAGTGAGACGGGAAGCAGAATCGATAGCAGTGGAAAGCTCCGATATATGGTGGGACGGAGCCCCTAACTTCTGTAGATAAGAAATTGTTTTACTTGGTTTCGCTTGCATAATAGACACAGGAACAAATCCTTTTCCCAAGTCATGCAACTGCCATGCGAACCCGATTACCAAAGTCCCTACGAGCAAATACTCCATCAAACGTTTTACCATCAGCCTTACCTCCTTCGCTTGTCATTACGGATCACCCTTGGGCAAAGGCGAATCCCTCACTTGAGTTATGAGGCCAGGCTCGTAGGAACTCGGTTAGGCGAATTTTATTTTATTTCGCCGGAAATTAAAAGAGAAATCTTTTGGCACTAAACCACCTTACGATCTTCTACTATCAATCCCCACAAAAGAGACAGGTACACTCTTGCATCCAACAGCCTGCCCAGAATATCCTCAGACTTAACCTCCCCGGTGGAGATGTAATTCGTGACTGCATCCAGGTGCTTCCGTAAGTAAACTCCCAGAACCACTTTGGGGTCCAGCTTAAACAGAGCACCAATTCGTTTGAAATTGTCCAAGCGATCATAACTATTCTGGTGAATATACTCGATCCCTTTTGTTTTACCAATAGCTCGTTCTTGTTCGAAAATTTCCTCCAACAAGGCATTGAAAAGTTCCTCGGTCATTTCAGGTACCTCCCTGGGTCATACATTTCTTTGTACTTTGCAATCATGGGATCACCTATCGGCTCTGTCCCAGACTCTCGCCACCACACTATTAGCATGTGGGCAAGAAACATCTTAGCGGTCTTTCGCATTGCACGAGAGTTCACATGACCCCGACTTATAGTCCCTTCTGGCTCGTAATGTTTAACTGTCAAAGCATCCACCGGCAAATCCTTTGCAAGTACAACCTTTATTCCCTTCTTTGCTAACTTAAATTCTATCGATTCCTTACATCGCTGATAATATCCAGCGTAAGCCTTGTCCTCCCCTATCAACCGCAAAACTTGAGACCAAACCAAAGGGCGAAGGAAAGGATTATACCTTCTCTTCTCTCCTCGCTTCCATCGGTTAACCTTTCCATTAACTGGGGAATCCAACGCATACTGCCAGAGCCCCGAAACGGTCCGACAACGAGAGAACTGAATTAGTCCGACGATACGAGCCATAGTCTCGGGAGAGTTATTGATGGAATCGAGCCTTTCAAAGGAAGCCCGAACTGGATGGGATTGCCAATAATCGGACAACTGATTACGGAGGTCCTGTTCTACACTTCCTATTCCTACCACATTCCTCTCCCTAACAAAGCTTCGGCACTCCTGAAGGTCCATAACAATCCCTTTGGAAAAAGTAGTAAGCTTCCCCCCCACCACACTCCCCTCATCAGAGTCCTCCAGGACCTTCCGAGCTTTTGCAAGGTAATCGAGCGCTCTAATCACCGCTGTCAAATCCTTTTCCTCAAATACATTGCTCAAATCTTCCTCCCTCCTCCCCTAAACTACCCCAAGCAAGGGGTCTAATCTCCCCCAGGACGAGTTATTATTCCTTCCCCCTTATAAGTCCCTTACCCTCCACCATGAACTTGTTAAATGGGGAGTTTTGGGGTTTCAAAGCCTCCTCCTCTTTTTCACAGCCACTACTTCCTCAGAACCACCTATCTGGGTCACAACTGATCTCCTATTAACTCGTTCCACCTTCCAGGCACGATCCGCAATCTCCGCAAGGGCCTCTGAATGCGTAACCATAATAATCTGTAGCCCCAGCTTCATGGAAATTTCCTTTACCATCTCCCCACACTGCCTCGACAAAGACCCTGCGGCACTAAACGGCTCATCCAGTATTAGCACTGCTCTGCTGCTCGGGTTCTGCAAAGACCAAAGCACCACTCGCAAGGCAAAAGAAATAATCTCTACTAAACCTCCCCCCATTTCATCTTTAGGTATGAATGGCTCCCCTTCCTCTCCCTCCTTGACCCGAAAGGAAATCTCAGCCTTGTTCCGCTTGTAATCGAAGTCAACGACAAATCTCAAATCCTCACTGTAGATGGACTGGATGGCCATAGTGACCAATTCCTCCACATACCCTTTGAGCCTTTCCTGGGTTGTCCGGGTCACTTCGGCCAGAATGAAACGGGCCTGAGAATACAACTCTGCCTGATGCTGCAAACCCTCAATCTTAGCTCCGAGTTCCTGAGTCCGAGCAGCATATAAGCTCCTCTGGGCGATCTTGGAGCCAACCAAATTCTGGAGTCGAATAAGATCAAACACCGATCGTCTCCAGATCGTATTCCGATTCTATCCTTGCAACCATACCGGTCAATCTTTTCTCCAGCCTCTCTTGCTCTCTCTTAATTTCAGTCAATCGCTTCTCGGCCTCCTTGATATCCAATAACCCGAATTGCTCCTCCAGTTGGTTCAGAAGAGCCTTCTCCTCTCCCCTCAGTTGATGCAAACTGGCCTTCTTCTGCTCTATCACATTCTGAAGCCGCTTGATCGCTTCCAGTACCGTTAGTTTCTCGTTCCTTGCCATAGCAATCTCCCTACCTTAATCTTTGGAAAGGTTATTGTCCGCCTTAACTTGCACGATCTTAGGTACGAAAGGCACAAGTTGAGGCTTCTGTACCTCACTCAGCATTTTCCCCATCTCGGTAGCTATTTCCCTGAAAAGCCTCTCTGAAACAGCTACAGAGCAAACTGATTCCTCCTTCTCCTCGCTGTGAAAAATAAATTCAAATACCCTAATGCCATCGGCTGGACGAGTAAAGATATACAAATCATCGGCTAACAACGGAATATTCATTCTTTTGTTCCTCCGACCATCACAATCTTGTCAGTGAGAGTGGTAAGGCCACTCAGTGAAATTCCACGATAGATAGCACCGGCTTTCCCACGGCCCTTTAGAAACACCTTAGGATCGTCCTCCCCGGTCTCCTCGTCGTACCAATCCACCCACTCACCGGCCCCATCCAACATCTGAATTCCACCCGCGTTGCAATAGTCTGGCTTGATTTGGTTCCCGAACTGAAACTTATCGTAGTCCGCCAGGACATCCGTTAGCTTGACTCCCTCCTCCAGACTATCCACATCTACGAAAAACGGACTCATGGGAACCTGCGGAATCCACCAAACTCGCAAATTGCTCATTCCTGGACCTCCTACTCAATGCTGTAAGCCATCTATTTCTCCTCCCCATCCAGCAGCGCCAACTCATCCACCAGAGTATCATACATCGTTCTCAAATTCAAAACTTCCTGGTAAGCAGCACTCCAGCCATACTGGCCTTGCTTGGCCGGATCTTTAGTTGCTCCCATAGCAGCTGCTAAGCATCCAGCCAACTGGGTTCGTAGCTGTTCTACTTCGAATTCCAACCCTTTTACTTTGAATCTCAACTCGTTTATTTCTTTCTCCAAATCCTCCTCAATGCTGTAAGCCATCTATTTCTCCTCCCACGATTTTCAGAATTAGCTGTCTCAACTCCCCATCAATCATCTCAACAAAAATTCCTTAACTCCCTGGACCACTTCTTTCCTTTATTCCAGGCAAGCCTACCTTTAAGAGACGCCGACAGCTTTTTCCTCGTCTCCTCAGAAACCACTCGACCTTTAAGAGCCTCCGACAATTTCTTTTTATGCTCCTCAGAAAAATGCTTCCCCTTACTCCAACCGACCCTTCCCTTATTAGCCACCAATAACTTACTCTTATGCTCCTCAGAAAGTTGTCTACCTTTAGACCAAGTGTTCTTTCCTTTCATAGATTCAGAT